CTACTTCTTTGAAGCAAATGCTGCAGCGGCCTTGGCACGACGCTCAATTGCTGTCTTTAGCACATCTGCCTCTGTGACAGGAGGCAGCAACGTGCCTGTTGGCTTTTTGAACGATGGCTGCGCCGCCTTATATGCCTCACACAGCTTTTCGTGCATGAAGATTCTTTCCATAGCATTGGCTGTCTGCTGGATCAGCCCACTATCACGCATAACGTCATTCCACAGAAAGGCATATGCGGCGTAAGTAGTGTCATGCGCTAATTCATTGCGCAGCTTGGCCAACTTATCAACATCGAGGCCAAAGCCAGCAAGGTAGTTCAGATGAACTTGGGCATGTTGGTGGTCGTTCAGGTTGTATTTGTGTTCCGTGACGCCAAGCTTGACCTTCAATATTTGGTCAGGCTCTGGCTGCTCCTTGGCAAAGTGACGCACTACGCTGAAGCCTTCGCTGACCTGCATGACGCGAAACCGCACTGCATCGCGAGTTGCCGACAGATCTGCCATTCCGGGAATCGCTAGATACGCTTCTGGATTGTCGATGGGGTTGGCACCGATGGGGTCGTTCTTGCTAAATTCTGCTTCCTTACAGTGAGGAAGCATGTTCATGTAGGTGCGCAGTGAGACTATCGACGAAAACGAACACATCAACCCATCGGCGACGAGCTTTGTCACCATTGGGGAGCCTAGTCCTCGCGGGGGGTCTTGATTATCTTTTGCTGATTCTTCTGATTTGCCTGTCACCTAGCCACCATTAGTGATGTACGCAGGTGACTAGTATCTCATCAGGAAGGGCACAGATGTCAACAACGCGCGGCGTGAACGCAATGTTGAAGCGTCGAAGCACATCGGCTACTTTTTCACGGAATTCGGCCAGCTGCAGCGTTCCGGCGTCTTCCGGGAACAAGGCTGCGATGGCGGCAGGCTTGTCTGCATTGAATTGCCCAGCAGCAGTGGCACTACCAGTTCGCACGGCTTCGTCGCTCACGAACAGATACTCTACACCCAGTTCATCGGCAAATCTGTCGATGTCCTTGGTAATGCCAAATTTCTTGGCGATGTTGGGAGTAAACACGGTTTTAGCCATAGTGTTGACCTCCTGAGTTTGCTGCTCGGCGAAGGGCGTAGAGAACTTCTTTTTTAAGACCTGAGTCGCAGCAGCATGCATGTACGAGACCTTGTACCCCAACAAAATGCGCGTGGCAACACCGGTGGGAGCGGGTGCGACCGGCAAGGGCGCAAAGTCAGAAATGTAGGTTGTTTGCTCGGCTAGCGTCATCAGTGATCTCTAAACTGCATAGCCGCCGGCTATGGTGTCGGCGGCGATTGCTTCTTGTAGGCAGATGATACTTATTGCAATGAAAGCCTACGAAAATTGCAATGCATTTGCGCAACTGTGCACCATGTCTAAAAAGCGTGCAATGCTTTGGTCACTATTCTTTGTTGCGGCGTGGGGTAAAAAAGTGACAAGACGCCAATTTTTTTGATCGCCCGCACAAAAATTAGGCATTGACTGACTGTGGTGCACGTAGCCCCTCTCTCGATGAGTGCGGTGCGCTGAGCAAGATGGTTGCCTGCACTCGCAGGCCTAACTCTTTGCAATAAATGCATCCAGCTTGCGGCGCTCGGCGCCCTGGTCTGCGCCTTGAATCCATCGGCTGTACACGCGGAAAAACATCTCGATGGAATGCCCCATCTGCATGGCCACCCAGCCGGGCGTGATGCCCGCCATCAGGCACATGGTTGCGAAGGTGTGGCGGGTCTGTCGGGCATCCCGGTAGCGCAGGCCCAGCGCGCTGACGGTTGGGCGCCACCATGCATCCAGCGGAATGTCAGTGGATCCAAAAGGCTTGCCCTGCTCAGTCTCAAACACATAGACGGCATTCCTGTGGCTGCTCACTTTTTGACGGCGCAATGCCTCCAAGGCATTGGCGGTCAACTCCACGGTGCGAGTGTTTCCGGTCTTGGTCCCCTTTTCCTCGCCGCGCGTCCTGGCGGCATCGACCAGCATTTTTCCGGCCTTGAGGTCCACCTTGCTCCACTGCATTGCAATCTGCTCGGACGGCCGCATGCCCGAGAAGAAAGCGAGCTCGAAATAGTTGCGAGCCTGACCAGCAGGCATGGACTGGATGATCTGATTGACCTCATGCAGCGGAAACGGGTCCGGCCCTGGCTTCTGATGGCGGCGCATCTGCACATGGTCATGCAACGGCTCTGCCAGGAGCTTGGCCTTGAACCCATATTCCAGCACTTGGCGCAACACGGTGGCCACGTTGTTGAAGGTCTTGCCATTGGACGGGAAGTCCGCCAGCAGCTTCATCAACGCGCGGTAGTCCAGGCTGGCCAGCCGCATTTCCATCAGCTCGTTGTAGTGGTAGCTGGTCAGGGTCTGTTCATAGTGGTGGAAAGTGCTGTGCTGCACTTGCGGCTTTTTCACGCGCAGCCACTCACCGGCCAACTGTTTGAAGGTGAGGGACAGCGCGTCCTTGACCGCGCGCGGCGAATCCGGGAAATAGTCCGCCAGGGCAAATGAACCGCGCTCGATCTTGGCCAGAATCTCCAGCCGCAGCCGCGCTGCGTACTGGATATTTGCTGGCGTCGGCGCCAAGTCCAGGCGCTCGCGCCCGAAGCCCTGGGCGCGCAGATCGATCTGCAGGTGTGACTCCCGAACAATCACCCCTGTGGTTTTGGCTACTGCTCTTGGCATGTCTTCGCCTTCTTGCGGCCTCGGTTGCTGCGGACGCTGGGCGTCTTGTCGACCAGCGAATAGAAACCGTTCATGTTGATGAGCTTGCGGCCCTCAAACCACTTCCAGACTGGCCCCTCTGGCCAGATGCCGGAAAGCCCGGTGCGCTCGTTGAAAAAGGATTCCGGCAGCCCTGTTTCTGCGCCTGCTTTTGCGATGGTGACCCAATTGGATTGATTCATGTTCATTTCTCCCGTTCTCAGGCTGCGGCCTTGTTCGTGCTGTTGATGTGGATGCTGATGGCGGCCTCGATCACCTCCAGGCCCAGGGACTGAGCAATGCTGTATTCAAGGCGGGCGCCCTTGCTGTTTTCCCAGCCGGGCAGCAGGTAGATGGCCTCGCAGCTCACCAGCTGCCACAGGGCCATCCGCATATAGCCGCGCCAGGAGCCGCAGGGCGGGGCAGGGTTCTCTGCCGGGTTCTCCACATGCCAGCCGCGCGCACGCAGCTCGGCGGCCTTGTCATTGAAGGTCGGATAGTTCAGCTCTGGCAGGCCACTCATGGGGCCGGACAGATAGACACGCTTTGCGCTCTGGCGGGCCTGCATGACTTCCAGCATGGAGAAGATGCAGCGCAGGTCTTGCTTGCCCAGCAGTATCTGGCCCATTTGGCGCACCCTGTCTGCGATGTAGTGGCGGGCGAAGGCCCAGCCCATGGCGCCACCGCCAAGCAGTGCCAGCTTTAGGGCGATGAGTCGAACGAGGTTCAGTGTGTTCATTGCTCAGCCCTCCACGCGCTCAACACGCAGCACGCCCTGGCCGCTGGCCACATGCGCATTGACTTCGGCCTGGGTGGCATTGCTTGCCTTGACGCGGATGGTGGGCAGCAGGCCCGCGTCGGCCAGGGCTTCCACGTTGCTGGAGGCGTCGGCAGGAATGAGGATGGCGCGATAGCTATGCAAGGCTGTGATGTTCTGGTCCATGGTGTTACCTCCTGATGTGGGTTGGGTTAGACGGCGTGCTTGAAAAGTTGGACAACCTGGGCGGTCTGCTCCAGCTCCAGTGCCTGCTGGGCTTGCACTGCTTCGAGTGCTGCGGCATTGCGCTGCTGCTGGGCTTGCCTGCGGCGAATGGCGGCAAAGCTTTTGGCGAGATCGGTGCTCACTGCGGGCGTGTACTTGAAGCCCGCGGCCGGATTGACGGCCGCGCGGCTGGGTTCGGTGCGTTTTGCGGGCATGGCGAGTCCTCCTGTGATGGATCAATGGGCGTTTTTGAAGAAGTGCGCGGCTTGCTGGAAGCGGTTGGCCAGTGCTTGGCGCTGGAAGGCCGGTGAATCTGGGTCGAGGTGGCTGGTTTTGACCTCTGATTCACGGTTGCCGCTGATGGAAATCTGCTCAGCGGCGGCGCCTTGAAGGCGGCCCGTGAAGTTATTGAAACCAGTCCAAGCGGCCGGCAAAGCCGGCCGTGGCTGCGCGTCTTGGCCTGGGCTGTTGATGACGCCATCGGCGTCTGCAGCCACGCCGGCGGCGTCCGCTGCCTGGGGCTTGTCCGTGCAGTGCGACCACGCGATGCGGCGGCTCACCAGCCAGTGGCCGCGTGCACGGCCTCGCTGAATCTCTACGCCGCGCACCGTGCCTGCGATGAGCGGGTCGCCGTACATATTGGTGGCCCCGGCCTTGGCGGCACGGCGGGCAGGGCGCAGCAGCCAGTCATAGCGCTTGCAGCTGTGGCCGCCCATGCATTCCATGAACATGCGCCAGTCCGCGCGTATGGCGTTCTCTCCGTCGCCGTGGCGGTGGCAGGCCTGATAGGCGCGCTGAATGCTGCGCTGAGTTTCGGGGCAGAACAGGTCAAGCTGCTGCGGCTGGTCTTTGCTCACGCGGCGCAGCTCGCGCCATACCGTCACACTGGGCATGCCAAAGGCCTGGAACTGGCGAATGCCCCAGGTTGCGGCCCATGCATCCACGCGGCGCTGGGCGGCCATACCATGGGTGTCGGTGGGCGCAGGCTGGTCGGGTTGGTCAAGGCCCAGGCGCATCTGGATTTCCTGGCCCATCGCCACATCCATATGCTCGGCCAGGGCGATGTGGCCCACGTTCTTGGCGATGTACTTGGCCACATAGCCCGCAGCGCCGCCGCGCTCCATGCGCTTCACATCCACGCGGTTTTCCTTGGCGCCGCGTTCGTTGCCGTCCTCGCTCAGCCAGTATTTGCGAATGGTGGCCACCAGGGCGCGCGCCTGGGCCTTGTCTTCTGTCCACACCAGCATGTGCCAGTGGGGCGTGCCGTCGTGGTGGGGCTCCACCACACGCAGGCCGTAGCGCTTGATGTGCAGACGGTCCAGCTTGGCCAGCACACGCTTCCACAGCGCAAGCATCCATTGCTGGCCCTCGCGAGGGTCGGCGCCGTTGAACTTGGGGTTGCGCTCGGCCCAGCGCTTTTCACCGCCGCCCACCAGCCGCATGGCGTGGTACTTGCTGGGCAGTGTCAGCGTCAGGAACAGGCCCACATGGCCATGGGCGTCGGCATATTCCTCGGCGCCGCGGATGCGCGTCATCAACTCGCCGCCACGAATGGCCGGGTTGGATGGCGACAGCGCCGACAGCTCAGCCAGGCTGTAATGCTGGCCCGCTTCATTCTTGTAATACGTGCGGCCCAAGGCATCGGCATTGCGTGCCAACTGGCCCTTGCGGCGGTGCAGCCCGCTGTGGCTCACATAGCCGCCGCTGTTCAGATGCACCAGCCCCATATGGATGGCTCCAGCCTCCACCACGCGGGCGATATGGCGGCGAAGGCGGCGGCGCCACCAGCGTGCACACTTGGCGCGCGCAATGTCTGATTCGCCCTTGATGGGCTTGCTGACCTCCACGCCCAGCATGTCCACAATGCGGCGCACGGCATTGATGCGGGCCTGCAAAGTGACTTCCGGGTCTGCCGGCTGCAACTTGGGAAAGCTCAGCGTAGTGCGGGCGTGCGCCTGCAGGCGGTTGTCGAACTCTTCCACATCCTCGGCCAGCTTTTTGGCCCAGGTGCAGATTTCGTCATCGCTCAGGTTCAGGCGCAGCGCATCACCATAGCGGTCTTCGTAGTCCGCCAGCTCTTGCAGGGCTGTCCAGGCCTGCTGCGTTTCGGTGGGCTGCCCCATCTCCCAACGTGCATAGGCCTCAGCGTCCAGCGCCACACCGGCAGGCGGGCAGGGTGCGGTCTTGACGAAGCGCGCACGAATGGCCCCTTGCCACTCCTTTGGCGCGGACTCGATGATCCGCTGCAGGTGCTGGTTGACGTGCGCCTGCTTGGGCAGATGGCGCAGCCACTCCCTAAAGTTGGTGGTGACGCGCTTGCGCGGGATGAGAGAGACAGCCATGGCGAACTACCAGAGGCTGGCCAGCGCGACGAGGCGGCCGGAATGTCGTTTGAGGGAGCGTGTCGCAGCCTTGATGGCTGCGCGCTCGGGCGGCGGTGTTTCGCGCCAGTCCCTGCCAACAAGGTCAGGCAGGTTGCCGCTCACCTGGGCCAGCAGCAGGATGACCATGCGCAGCTCTTCGGGCAGGCTGAACCACTCCTGGTTCTCTGCATCGATATAGCCCCGGCCTGATTGCTTGCGGTATTCCTTGCGCAGGGCTGCCCACTGCTTGCGCGTCTCCAGCGGCATGGGCACTGCATCGCTCTCACGCAGCGGGCCCCAGGCTTCCACAGTGATGCGCAGCAATTCAACCGCCCCAGGCAGCAGCGCACTCGGCTCCGCAGATGTATCGGGCAGTGGCTCTGCCACCAACACATCCGCAGGTGCCAGCTTGGGCGGCAGCATTACCAGAGCATTGCGCATCGGGGCGTTCATTCAGACCCTCACGCAGCTCATGAACCATGCAGCGCCATAGATACGCACTGCGCAATCCCTGGCCATGAGGTTATTGGGAGCACCGATCACCATGCGGCGGCGCACATGGTCCTTGTCGTAGTGAGTGATGGCAAAGTGGCTCATGCGATGGTCTTTCAGGTTTTTTGGGCGTGAAAAGGGCCGCAGGGCCAGCAAACTGGCTCTGTCAGCGGTGTGGAAAGCGGAAGGGGTTAGGGCGCTAGGTGCGCGGCGGGTCGGGCGGTATGCCTGCGAACAGGTCGCCCGTTACCGGCTCGGTGTGCTCGGGCACATGCTCTGCAGACCGCGCCACATCCATCTGGGTACGTACCAAGTCACGGCGCACATGGGTGGATATGGGCAGGTTCACCGCAGGGTCAGGGGTGGCGCTGGGGGAGATCGTGTAGTGAATCTCCATGACTGCCTTGAACGTATGGCCGCACTCGTAGTTGGTGCAGCAATAGATGAATGTGCGAGTCAGCGCGCTGGTTTCAAAGCTGGTGCGCGAGTTGCAAGGCGACTTGCAATGCGGGCAGCGCAGGCGCGTTCTGTCGCGCGGAATGCTCTTGGGCTTGCGGTCAAGGACCAGCGGCGGCTGCTTTTTGGCGGGTGCCTGAGCTTGCCCGTTCGCGGTGTTACAGCCTTGCCCGGTTTGTCCCACAGCTTGAGGCTCCACAACGCCCATGCTGACCTTACGCACGCCTACGCCCAGGGCAGCCTGCGCAAAACTACGATGCGCCTGCAGACCGGGCTCTGCATTGAAAGGATCGTTTTCGACCATGGGCACCTCACTCATAGCTGACAGCACCCACTGCGGGCGTGGCCACAGCGCGCTGCTGTATGCGTTGGCGGTAGATCGGCATGCCCATGCGAAACACGGCCCGCGCAAAGTTGCCAGGGCGGCGCGATTCGTTACGGGCCATTTCTTCCACATCGGCCTGCTCTGTGGAGTTCAGGCGCATGGCAATCGGCTTTTCATTGACCAGACCACTGGCCGCCTGCCAGCGGCTGCGGGCGGGCTGTGCCACATCGGCCTGCAGCGTCAAAAAGCCTTGCTCGCGGTACACGGCCAGACCCAGCAGGTAGACCATGCGGGCAAAGTTGCCCGCAGGCCTGTCCTCTGCGCGGGCCAAGCACAGCACCTCGTCCAGCTCTTGCTGGCCCAGGCGAATGGCAATGGGCTTGTTCACAGCCGATACGACCAGATGCGTAGGTGATGTGGTGGCCTGCAGGTTGTGGTTGGTGGTCATGTACGATGAGCTGGCTTGTTACAGCATGCAAATGAAACGGATAGCAGCCAATGCGCTACTCAACAGAGAAACTGATGTTCGCGGCCATGGTTCAGGAGCAGGCTGTCGCGCTTGCTAACGAGGCTTTTGAGCACGACAAGAAGAAAGCCTTTGGCACCCAAAGCAGTGATGGGGTGGAGTCTGGTGAATTCGATGCATGGCAAGCCACTTGGCGGGAAAGCCACCCTATCGAGACCTACCTGCAAGCGGCGCTTGACCGCATTGAGTCGGTTGCAGACTTCATTTTTCAAAGCCCACGGCACTAGCAGCCTTTGAGTCCTTGATATGTTGCAAATTGTTTTTTCGCCCTGTCTGGCGGCACAATGAAGCACCACAACATCAAAGCCGGAGGGGCAGAAATGCAGACAAAACTCCTGGATGGGATCGTTCCACGCATTGACGACCAGCTCATCATGGCCATGGTCGAAGTCCAAGCCCATTTTGAGTGGCGCGAAACGGGGAAGGACAGAGTTATTGGCCTTCGCAACGAGTCGGGTCAGATCTACCGGCACTTCGTTGCCAATGGCATGGGGGAGTTCATGCACCTGATATCTGTGCTGGAAACCCTCAATTTGCGGGAACAGGTGCTGGATACGTTCGGAATGCGTGAAGGCTGCGACACCATCTTTTCCTGAGCTGCCAGCCGCTGCACGCAATGCCTCAGGGCACAGCCATTTCCGCATGCACTTGAGGATGATGCGCACCACGGACGAACCAACGGTGCAGTGGATTCCTCGATTTGCGCAAGCATGGCCTGCCGGGACGGTGATGGTGGTCATGTACGATGAGAACTGAGATTTACAACGTACTAGGATTATTGAGCCTTATAAGGCTCAGTGTCAAGGATTTATTGTGCCTTTTGATACCAGTCATGGAGAGAGACTGACCGAGGAGCGCCAACGACTTGGCGTCTCACAGGTTGAGCTGGCTGATACGTGCGGGATCACTCGCACCATGCTTAGTCGCTACGAGCGAGCAGCTGCGGAGCCAGGATCGGGCTCATTGATAGCTCTAGCAAATGCCGGTGTTGATGTTCTGTATGTGCTGACTGGTCGGCGTGAAGGACAGTCTGAGGCAACGCTCAATGCAGATGAGCATGATTTACTGGATGCATGGCGAAGCGGAACACAAGAGGTGCGAGCTGCCTTACAAGCCGTGGCCAAGTTGGCTTCTTCTTATCAAGAGAAATAGGTAAGAAGCGACTTTCGGGCTGACAGTCCAGAGAGACTGCAGCTCATTAAAGAGGGGGAGTGCAATGCTGGTTTTAGAGAACAGCCGTTCAACGCGGCGAGGTCTTTTCACCGCCTTGGTCGCTGCAGCATTGGGTTTGCTCGTAGGTTGCTCTCAGCACGACGGCAGCAGCACCGCCGGGCCATCCCAACAAGCGCCGCGTGCGGCTCAGCTGGATGAGGCGGGAATGATCGCCGCTGTTGGCCGCCCTGTGGTCAGCGAAACCCGCCTTAACGATGGCAAGGGCTACAGCTTCCTTACCGACAAATGCGGCAGGAGTGTGTGCGGGCCGGATTTCGGCCTTGAATTCCGCCGCGGTCGCGTGAACGTGTATTGGGAGTTTTTCAGGGATGACGACGGCGAGACCTATGAAGTCAAGAACGCCGAAAACCTGCAGTTGGCCGCTCAGGTGTTGACCTACGCCCTTGGCGAAGACTCCGCACGCCAGTTGCTGGAAAGCGCCAAGAACGGCGACCCCGTGCGCGACGGCAAGTTTGCAGGCAAGCGCGTTGGGCTGTCCACCGGCCCCACTTCAACGCTAGTGCAGATTTTTCTCTGAATAGGTGACGCTATGTTTGCGCGCTTATTTTGGGCTACCTGCGCTTGCCTTGTATTGGCTACGACCGTTGCCCAGGCGAATGCTGCCAACTATCCATGCTCGGGCCGCAAGGGCGGTGTGTCGCATTGCCAGGGTGAGCTGTTCATCTGCAATGACGGCTCCGTCAGCATTTCAGAACGCAACCAACTTGGTGTAATTCTTTCCGGAGGATTATTTTCGGATTCAATACTTATATTTAATCTGAAAAAATCTTATAAAGAATAAAATTTCAACTTACATACTAAATCATCATGGTTTCAAGTGATATTAATTCTGTGAAGTTCTTGCACTTTAGTGACTTGCATTTTGGTTTGAAGCAGCAGGACTGGATGTGGCCGCGACTGAAAAATCAGTTATTCCATGATCTCAAAAGTCTGCATAATGATACGGGCCCGTGGGATTTAGTTATATTTTCTGGTGACTTGACTCAACAAGCAAGCAAAGAGGAATTTTCGGAACTGACGAAGACTCTTAAGGAGCTATGGGCGGAATTTAATAAACTAGGATCGAATCCTTCGCTTTTTGTTGTTCCTGGCAATCATGATTTAACCCGTCCGAGTGAAATAGACCCATCATCTATTGTTTTGAGTCAATGGTGGGATGTAGTGGGTGTTCAGGAAGACTTTTGGAAGTCTGATTCTTCTAAATATCGGAAATCTGTTGAGACCTGGTTTCAGAACTACGTGGATTGGTACGATTCTTTGACGGGCTCTATACCTTTGATTAGTGTGAATAGAGGCACACTACCCGGTGATGTGTCTGCAGTATTTGAAAAAGAAGGTATTAAGCTAGGTATTGCTGGTCTAAATTCTTCATGGCTGCAACATCGGGGTGGTAATCTAGAGGGGCAGCTTTGTGTGCATCCTCGCCAATTAATGTCTGTGATGAGTAATGATCCGGATAAATGGTGTGCAGAAAATGATTTCAATCTATTGGTTACTCATCATCCCGCGGAATGGCTACACTCCTCATCTTTGAATCTATGGGAAGCGGAAATTAATCCCCCTGGAAGATTCGATGCCCATCTTTTTGGGCATATGCATGAAGGTATATCTAAAACAGTATCTGTTTCTGGTGGGCTGGATCGTCTCACAATTCAAGCAGCATCTATTTTTGGCCTGGAGCATTTTGGAACTAACAGAGAGAGAAGAGATCACGGTTACTCTGTTATTAATATTTATAAAAAAGAGGAATCTCCGGTTATTAGAGTTTGGCCAAGAAAGTTAATAAAAAGGTCAGATAACTCAGCTAAGTTATGTGCTAATCAAGAGTGGAATCTTGTCGATGATCGTTATTGCGATATAGCAATTAATAAAGGTATTAGTTCCTTAGGAAATATTAAAAATGAGGAGAAATCCGATATATTGGTTGAAGTTGACTCCAAGGATGTCCTGAGTCGGCTGACATGTCCTGTAACCAATATTAACGCTCATATGGCAGTTCGCAAAGCGGAAAGAGCCGTATTCCTTGCAGCTCTCAAAGAAAAGAGAATGGCATGGCTTGTTGCAGATTGGGGGCAGGGAGGTAATGAGTTCGTTGCATGTGTAAAGCATCAGCTTTTAGATGATGCAGGTGATATTTTTTATCTGGATTTGCATAAATATAGGACAACTGAAGATATATTGGCTGGAGTGCCAGAGGTTCTCGGTTGCAGCTTTGAGAAGCTATGTCGTGATTTAGCCGAAAATGGCCCTGGATTCGTAGTTCTTGACGACATAAATATTGATCTTGATACAGAAAACTCTCTGTCGCATAAGATTCATAGCTTTATTAAAGTAATACTGGATTTTTGTCCTGAGATTAGTGTAATTGTTCTTTCTAGGGTGCAGCCTGCAGCTACTGAAATAAGAGTAGTTGAGCTTTCTCCATTAGATGAAGCTGACACTGCCCAATACATTATTGCTCATGAGCGTGGAGGGAAGAGATTTTCTATGTACGATGCAGTATCCCGATTGTATCGGCATACTGATGGTAATCCTTATCGAATAGATTCAGCTTTGAAGGACCTTCAAATAGTCGGGCTTCAAGGGCTTCATGAACTTGATTCTGACGTGTCAGGTAAAAGTGTTGCTAGTCGAGATATGGCATTACCTTTGAAAAGAGCAATCGACGATCTTGCTGAATCAGAAGATGAGGCCTGTCTTCGTGCATATGCTTTATTAAAAGTCCTATCAATTTTTCCTCAAGGTGAGCAATTCTCGAGGATTAGACGCTTTTATGGTGCGCGGGCATTTTACCCAAATCATGTTTCATTGCTTTTGGATAGAGCACTAATTGATGCAATGGATGTAACCTCGTTAGAGGTCAATAGTCTCATAAATAATAATGGGAAGGCATTGGTGGTTAGGCGCCCAATCAGAGAATATATAATTCAAGAGCTGTCTGAGGAAGAGCATCGAGAATTAAGTGAAAAAGCTTTATCTTTGTACTTTGGAGAAAGCTCAACTTGGGAGATTCGTGGTATCACACCTCCGTCTTACTTGAAATTTGAAGATTCAAGATGTGAACTCAGAGAAATTGGGAATGCCACAACCATGGTTCTGAGAGCAGCCAAAGCATCGATTGATTCTGGAGATAAAAAATCAATGCGTAGGGCCATCGCACTTGCTACATCATATGCGGCGAGTCTTAAGCAAGGTGGTCATTATCGTAGCATATCTAGTCTTTATGACGATTTTCTACCCCTATTTGAATGTGATCTTGAAGATTTAGATATTTCTCTGGCAAGAGAGCAATACGCGGAATCTCTGCGAATGATCGGAGAGCATGAGCGAGCACGTGAATTATTTATTCAGTGTGAGCCAATGGCGGTGTCAAACTCTAGAAAACAAAGTGTTCTATTAAGTCTGGCTTTGTGCTGTGAATCACTTAGCGATTATTCTGAGGAAGCAGTTGAGATTGCAAAGCGGTGTGAGAAGATTGCGCCGAAAACTAATTCCGCCCTTCAGGCTCGAAGTATTATTATTGCAAATGATCCAGCTTGCGAAATAGACCGTGATGAAAAGCTTGAGAAACTTCAGGCGCTTGCGATTAAAAGAAAGTCATTTGTCGTGGCAAATAATATTGCTCTTGATCGTGCTGCATCGGTTGAAAGTTCTTCTGAGAGGAAAAGTATATTGAACGACGTTGCGAGCATCGCGAAGAAAGAGAGCGATGCTTACAATTTTATTAGAAGCTCTCTTAAGTTGGCAAAAATTTCTCTAAAAGAAAATGGACAACTTAGTCGCGAGCAGATGTCGGAATGTACACAAGCTTATAGCTATATATACAATCAAAGAATTGATCCATTGTTTAGTGAATGCCATGAAATATTGTGGAACTCATTCTCAAACTCAGGTGATATTGAAAATCTGCTAAATCTATTTAGACATAGCTCCTTGATTTGGCGTCTCAGAGAAAATGTCAATAAAGAGAAAGAGTATATAGAACGTTTATTCCCTTTGCTTGGACAAAAACAAAATGAGGGTGTTCTTAATGCTAATCGAGGACTTCTTTATTTTCTTACAAGGAGTTTGGAATTCTCTACATCGACGCCAGAAGTGGCATCTGCAAAATCTCTTCTGAAACAAATAGACATTGATGAATGATTAATATATTCGCTCCGGTTTCTATCATTAGCTTAGTAGTAAAATATTTACATATTTGATCGTGAGCTATTATAAATCTGGAGCGAATAGTTAATAGAGAAAATTCCACTCAAAGTAAATTGATTGAAAAAATATTTGATAAGGACGTTCCTTTATTAAATAAAGCGTGCGCTTCGTTTGTACGGGGGCTGTGGTAGTTACTAATCATCTTTAACTTCATCCCCTCCGTCCACACCCTCGCTCTGCTGAGTCTCCAGCGTCAGCTGGCTGATGTAGCCACTGTTGCTCAGGCTGTGGCGCACGGCAGTGACCATCCACACGGTTTCATCAATCTGCTTTTTCCAGCCGCTGACTATCACCGGCCGCTGGGGCATGACATCGGCACGGCCATAGGCCAGGGTGATGTCAAAGGAGTAAATGCCGCGCTGAATGCGTAGCCATTCGGCACGGGCGGCGGCCAGGGCGTCCGCCTCGTTGGCATAAGTCTGGCGAAGAGTCTTGGCCCGACCGCTGATGCCCGCGACCACGCTGGAGCGGGTGCCGCGCTTGATGTTGTTATAGAAGGCCTTGACGCCGCTATACGAGTCACGGTCTGAGCGTGCCCAGCGGTGCTGGTCGCCGGCATCGCGGGTGATGGTGACGGGCGGCAGCTCTTTGCCGCTGGGCGTGCGGGCCTTGCGTGCCTGGCTAAAAAGCAGTGTGCCGTTTTTGATGTTGCACAGGCAATCCATCTGCCTCCCCAGGCGGCGCAGAAACGAGGCGTCGGACTCTTGCGCCTGATCGGCGTGGCCAATCTTGCGCAGCGCTATTTCCTTGTCGATGCTGACCTTGAGCTTGTTCTGCGCACCAATGCTGCGCACGATGGTGCCTACGGTGGTCTTGTGCCAGCTGCGGTCCTTGAGGGTGCGCAGCTCGTCCAGCATATTGGCCGCACGGCCGCGCAGGGTGATGGTGTCGGGTGCGCCGCTGTATTCCACGGCCTGGATGGTGTAGCTGCCCTTATCCACCAGCCCCAGGGGAAAGCCGCCCATTTCGTCGTCCGTTGGCGCCCGGTAGGGGCCGCTGCCAGGACTGAGCTGCCAGCCTATGGCCACGGTCATGGGGTCGCCGGTTTCGGGCAGCTCCACGGCGCCGTCATGGTCGCTGATGACGATTTCCACCTCATCGGCTTCGCCGTCGCGGTTGTCGGTGATGTTGAGGCTGACCAGACGCGGCGCAAAGCGGTCAGAAACGTCCTGGCCCTTGACCGTCACACGCCAGATGGGCGTGAGCTGCAGGAACAGGCGGCGGTTGCTGCTGCCCGTGGTGCTGGCCGTGGGCAGGGTGGCGCGGATGTCGGAAATATCGCTCATTGGCTTTCCCTTAACTCATGCTCACGGCGTCGGATGTTTCCAAGTCGCCCATTTCATCGGAGTAGCCGTCCTCGCCCTCATCGTCCTGGTCGATGCGGCGTAGGGTCAGGCTGAATTCAATCTTGCGGGCGGTGCCGTCCACCTCAAAGAAGGTTTTGGTTTCCTGCATTTCGGTGATGACGTAGGCGCCGTAGATGGTGCCGCTGCCTTCCACCAGTGCCCAGGCCAAGCCGGTGTTACCCATGCGGCGCAGCTCGTCCAGGCTGGCGGGCTTGCCTTTGAACTCCGGGACCATGCTGCCGCTCAGGGTGATGATGTCCTCGCCATAGCCCAGGTATTGCGAGGTATCGCGCCCGCCCACAATGCTCTGGGTGGGGTGCTTCCACGAGGTACGGCGCTGCAGCTCTTGATACGAGAGGGTATCGAGGCTGAAAACAAAGAGGCCGAGACACATTTGCATGACGGTCAATTCCAATCAATAGTCGGTAAAGCTGTTTTGCAGGCGTGCAGCTTTGGCGCGCTCGCGCCGTTCGATGACGCGCTCCACCTCCCGGCCAATGGCCTGCAGGTCCATGCCTGGGGCGGCGTGAATCTGGATGGTGATGGTGTCGCCGTGGATCACTGGGGCAGGGCGCGCAGCTGCAGGCGCCGGGGTGGCCAGCACCGGGCGGCGGTCAATCTGCACGGGTTCGGCCTGCATCGGCATGGCCTGCTGTGCAATCGCTGGCAGTTGCTGCAGAACGGGCAGCAGTGGCTGGGTGACGGCAGGCGGCGCTTGCTCCAGCACAGGCCGCAGAGGCATGATCTGCCGTGCGACTGGCGGCAGTTGCTGCAGCACAGGCGCCAGCTGCTGCGTGATTGCCGGTAAGGCTTGCGCCAGGACCGGCTGCACAGGCATGCGTTGCTGCAGCATGGGCTGCAGTTGTTGCATCAAGGGCTCCACCGGCCGGGTGAGTGCAGGCAGCGCCTGGGGCAGCACCGGCTGCAGCGGCATGGTCTGCCGCGTTACTGGTGGAACCTGGGGCGCTATGGCCTGCAACGGCACCGGCTGCGGCGCCACAGGGGCAACCTGGGCCACCGTGGCCTGCAAAGCCATTGGCTGCTGCAGCATGGGTTGAGCCTGGGCCACCACCGGCTGGGCGATGGGCGGCAGGACGGCGGGCAATGGCCGGGACGCGCGCGGCAACTCCTGAGAAATTGCGGGCGGTGTGGCTTGCTCCCATTGCGGCGCCGCGATGACCGGAGCCGCCAGAGAAACACCGGCCGCCATGGCCATGGCTGCAGCCGATTGGCGCACCATGCCCACAGTGCGATCAATGCCGATTGCTGCACCCTCAGCCACGTTGACGCCCGCTGCCATGAACACGCGGCTAGGACTGTGAATGCCCAGCTTTTCCTTGAACCAGCCAATGGCCGAATCGGCAGCACCGCCCACGGCTTCGCGCACCATGGACAGCTTGCTGGTGATCCCGTTGACAAGCCCCTGGATGATGTTGGCGCCGAACTCGCTGAATTTGGTGGGTAGCGCTACGCCGAAGTAGCTCATGACGCCCGCGAAGGCTTGGTAGAAGAGGGCCAGCGGGCTCCAGTTCATGATGGCCGCACCGATGTTTTGCAGCACCGCCGGGAAGGAACCACCCAAAGCAGCCCAGGCCGCGCGGGCACCCTCCACCATGGTGTTGATGGCACTCAGGAACAAGTCTTTCAGCGTGCCGCCAATGGACAGCACCGCATTGCGCAGCAGTCCGTACATGCCGAAGGTGACAGCGTTCAGCCCGGATTCAGCGGTTTGCCAGATGCCTGCAAACAGTGAGCCCCACTGGCCTGCGTTGAAATAGCCCTTGAACTCCTCCCAGCGCTGAGCCACGTTGTAAATGACCGTGCCAAAGCCCAGAAGCGCCGCAGTGATGGGGAAGGCGCGCATTGGCAGCGTAAGCAGGCGCAATGCGCCGGCCGCCGTACCGCGCAGCAAGCCCAGGGCGCCCGCCGCCGTGGTAAACGTCGCGCGCAGCCGCATGAAGATGCCCGCCGCGCCGCCCATGCCACGGAATGCGTTGCCCAGCGAACCCGACAGCACTGACGACAGGCCGCGCAGGGCCGTGGTGAATCCCATGGTCTGCATGCCCATCATTCGGAACAGAAAGCGCATCAGCAGGAACTTGCCCGCGATCAGAGCAAGCGGTACCAGCAGAGCGCCCAGCACAACCATCAGACCAGCCAACACGGCCACGGTGCGGGCGATGCCGGCAGTCAGCGCGGGGTGTTCTTTTATCCATCCGCCCACGCTGCTGGTGATGTCGCCAACGGCCTTGATGATGTCCTTTGCATCGCCCTTGATGGTGTCGCCGACTGCCGCCATGACATTGGTGAAGCCGCCTTGTGCGGAGTCCAGCACATTGGTCAGCGTTGCCAGTTGCTGATCCACACGCTTTTGAAGGTCGGCCTGGGCTTCCATTTTGGCCACAACTTCATCGTAGCCAGCCTTGCCCTTGCTGATCATTGTGTCCAGCGCCTGCATAGTTTCGCTGTCATCACCAAACAAGTCTTTAATGACAGAAAGCCGCTTTTCCGTGGTCAGTCCGTTGAGCTTGCTCAGCTCTTTGTACATCTGCTCGATCGAGCCAAACTCACCCTTGCCATTGGTGAAGTCCAGTTTCAGGCTGATGCCTTTTTCTATCTTCAGCCCGTCAGTGACTTTCTTGATCTTGTCGGTGTTCATGGCCGACTGGAAGATTTTGCGGAAGGCGTTGCCTGCGGCTTCGCCTTTCATGCCCGTCTGATCCATCATGACCAGCAGAGGGGCCAGCATCTTGCTGGCTTCCAGCCCGTCCTTGCGAATAACGTTCATGATGGGCGACATCTTGGTAAAGCCCTGCAGCATGTTCCCAGAGTCCACGCCCAGGTAGAAGGTGCGTTGGATCATGTCCATCAGGCCTAGCATGTCCTTCTCGGTGGTGCGCGTGGCGTCCTGCATCTTGGCCGCGAACTCAGCAGCCGCAGTCACCGGCATGCGCAGCTGCACGCCCAGCAGTGCGGCGGCCTCGCCCGTGCCGCCCAGAATGGATTGCGCAGACAGGCCCTGCCGTCGCAGCATGGTCATCATTTCGATGAAGTCAGCAGTTGTACCCGGCAAGCGATCACCCAGGCGTTTTGCCAGTGCATCGATCTGGGTGAATTCTGCCGACACACTGCCGTCGGATTGCATCATGCTTGCGCTCAGCTGGGTGGTGGCATCTTCCTGCTTGGAGAAAGCGCCCAGCGTGGCCTGCACCGGCTTGGCCAGGGTGCGGCCCTCGGCCACCATGCCCACGCCCAGACCCACGGCCATGCCTGCGTGCATCATTGACTTGGCGTGATTGGCCTTGAGCGCGGCCAGCTTGTCCTGCTGGACCTTGAGCTGGGCCAGTGCCTGCTTCTGGCGCTCCATAGCTGCAGTGGCTGCCTCGATCTGGGTTTTTTGATTGCGGGACTGCTGGCCCAGCTTGTCGGTGCTGATGCCCGCGCGCTCCAGGCGCTGCTGGTAGCCGATCAGGCGTTCCTTGCCGTTGTCAATCTTGCTGCTGAGCTGAGCAATGCCTGCCTCTGTGGTTTTGATCTGGGTGCGGTATTTGCTGAGCGTGGAGTTTGAGCGCTCATAGGCCGTCTGACTGCTCAGCAGCCGGATGCGGGCCATCTCCAGCTGGCGGCTGAATTCGGGCGTTGCCGTGGCTCCATCCTGCAATGCCCTGGTGAGCTTGCTGTGTGACTCGCGCGCTGTCTTGAGCGATGCGGCAATGTTCCTGTGCCGTTCGCGGTGCTCCACAAGGCTGGCATTGCTGCCTGCCAGCTTGCCCTGCAGGTCTTGCAGGTCGCGTTGCTGGCCACGCAGCTGGACGCGCGTTTTGCGCAGGCCGTCAATGTCTTGCTGGGCTTTTTCGAGGCCGCGCAGTTGGTCGCGGGTGGCCTTGAGTGCTGCGGCGGCATCCTTGCTGCCGGACTGAATGCCGCGCAGTGGAGCCAGGACCTTATCGCGCAGCTCCAGAATGAGGCGCAGGCGAGTGTCAGACATGGGCACCCCCTTGCGCCTGGGCGCGGGAGTGCAGAGGCGGAGTTAGTCCGTTTCGGCCAGCAGGCGCTCTATTTCGCGGGCCTGGGCGCGGTGGTCCTCGGCGCTGGTGTGCGCCCAAAGGCCAGTGGCAGCCATGATGGGTGCCAGGGCAAAGCCCAGCACGACCAGGGCGGCCAGTGCAAACAGCGCGTAGAGGAAGAAGTCGGGAGACATGGCCCATATATTACACACCCTGATGTTGGGCGCGAATGCGGGCACGTTCACGCCATTCCATGAGGTCGGCCAGCGTCATGTCATCCACATCTGCCGGCCGCCAATGAAAGACCATGGCCAAGTCGGCCATGGCGTCTTCTACGCAGTCAGATATTCCGCGCGGATACTCTTGCGCACGAAAAAACCCGCCACCTTGGTGCCCAGCTCGGTGATGTCGGCAGGGTCGAGCTGCGCGATTTCGTGGGGCAGCAGCGTGGGGGTGGTGATGCGGGGCAGGATCATCTGCACGGCGCCCACATCGAGCGACAGCAGCTCGGTGAGCTTGACGCCGCGCAGCTGGCCAGCCATCGGCTTGCGCAGGGTGATTGCCTTGACTTCGGTGTCACCGCGTTTGATGGGATAGTCCAGCGTGACAACTTCCACGCCTTCGACCACGGGAGTGGCGCCTGTGCTCAGGTCTTTGGTGTCGTTTTCGTTCATGGTGATTGGTTCTCAAATAAAAGGGGAATGAGGGGCGTCGGGTCACATACCGATAGCGCGGCGGATTTTGGAAAGTACGTCCTGGCCATCGACGTTGAAGACCATGCCGGGCATGTCAATCTCGATCACATCGCGGCCGTCCACGGTGAGCTTGTAGTAACTGACGCTGATGGTGTGGGTGTGCTCGGTGTCGTCGCCCGCCTTGGCGTCGCCGGGGTCGATTTCTCGCACGCGCCCGCTGACCAGAATTTCCACGGCCGTCACTACGGCGGTGCTGTCGTCTTCATAGGCGCCCGCAAACCGCCACTGGTTGGCGTTGTGGGTCTTGCCGCCGAAAGCGCGGTAGCCGTCCAGCAGGAAGCCGCCAGCCTTGAAAGACAGCTCCAGCTTTTCCAGTCCGAGGTCCACCTCGATGGGGCCATGCATGCCGCCGCCGCGCCACTCTTCGACCTTGCGGGTGAGCTTGGGCACAGTCACGCTGTCGATGAGCGCACGCCACACGTTGCCGTCGCCAAAGAGGTTGAAGTTTTTGAGTTTGGAAGGCAGTGCCATTGATTGGTGCTCCTATGGTTTCAGGCTCAGGCCTGGATGGCAGCCGCGAACTCGGCCAGAAAGTCGTCCGTGATGGATTGCTCAAAGATGAGGTTTTCCAGCGGCGGCACGGGCGTGTATCGGTAGCTGATGAGCAGGCGGCCCGCTGCCAGGTCTTCCTTGCTGTTGCGGTCGGGGTCAAAGTAGGCCTCGGCGCCGATCAGGTAGCCGCCAGTCTTGAGGTCACGGAAGCGGCTGTTGATATAGCCCAGCATGTCGCGCACCAAGCTGGGGTGCATGGGCTTGTCCACGAATGCAAAGTGCGCCTCGGCAATCGTGTCGGCCAGCACCTGGGCCGTGCGTGTGTAGTTCTCAAAGGAGAACTTGCCGCCTTGTTCCTCGCAGGTACGCGAGCCCCAGAAGCGGTAGCCGCTGCGGCGGATGATGGTGGTGACTTCCAGGGCGTTGAGGTAGCCCGCATCGCTGGCCGGGTTCTGCAGGTCGAAGAATACGGGCACGGTGATGCCCTCGGGGCCGTTGATGACGGCATTGCTGATGTTCTTGTGCCAGCCCACTTCCTGGTCCAGCTTGGCGCGCAGACCCAGGGCGTAGGCGGGGGCTGCCAGGGTGACGGCCGCGCCTGTGCCCTCGGCGCCGCCTGTGTTGTCCCAGGCCATGAAGTTGGGCCACAACACCATGACTTCGCGCTGGCCGAATTCCTTGCGGTAGTTGGTGGCTTCTTCCTTGGTCTTGGCATAGCCGCCCGTGGCATCGCGTGCCGCCACATAGGTGAAGGCGCGCAGAGACTGCGCAGCGGTGGCCAGAGCATTGGCCACGGCCTTGGTGTCCAGCTCGGGGGCGCCGATGATGCGGGGCTTCACGCCCAGCTCGGATTCCGCCGCCAGCAGTGCCTGGATGCCTGTGCGCTGGCCGGTGGCGGTTACGGTGCCGATGACGTTGGTGGTAGTGGCTGCAATGTCGGCGCCTTCTTCCACACGCACCACGATGGTCAGGGCGCGGGATTGGCCGCTGATGGCCGTCAGCGCTTTAGCCAAGGTTCCGCCCTTGCCAGCCTTGCCAATGCCGCCTGCAGGATTGGTGAGCAGCACAGGGGTGTTGATGGGGAATGCTTCGTCGTCGGCGTCCGGTGCCGTGGCCACCAGACCGATGACGGCCGTGGACACCACGCGGATGGCCGCGCCAGTGCCCGCAGTCTCGATGACACGGACGCCATGGTGATATTCAGTTGCAGCCATGTGGCTTCCTTTGAATGAAGGGGATGGAAGGGGTGAAGGTGCTCAGGCGGCAGCGTTGGCAGAGCCCTTGCCGCGCTTGCCCTTGGGCTGGCCGTTTGCTTCTTGGCTGGCACTTGCATCAGCCTCAGCGGGGGAATCGGCGCTCTCGACGCCTTGGGTATTCGCCTGGACTTGCACCTGGGCCTGCAGCTCATTGAGCAGAGGGGCCACTTGCTTGTAGGGACGATCTGCCACACAGCTCAGGATGAAGTGGGCGGCTTCTTCCGTGACGGTCAGCGTCACGATGTTGGGGTTTGTCGATTGAGACATGGGCTTTGCATAGGGGTGGGTTGCTGGTCCCCTATGGTTGCGCCCGGAGCCCGAATGAGCCAGCGCGGCCCGTTGTGGCGGCGACTGGCACGTAACTGGCCCGCACCCTGGGCCTGATTTCGCTACACCGCCACGCCTACGGCATAGACAAACAACTCATCCAGATCACTTTCCGAGAGCTGCAGCAGTTGGGCCATGGTCTGCATGGCTGGGCTGCCCCGCTCCCAGGTAGTCGCGCGTTGGTAGCCGATTTTTACGGTGTAGCGTTGCACCTCGTCGGGGATGTGAGCGATTGCCGCCAGCACATCGTCCTCGGTGATGCGCTTGATGGCGAAGAGTGCCACCAGACCCTGCGCAGGGCTGCAGACCTTTGGTTTTTCTGGTGGCGGGCTTTCGGGTGGCTTGGGGATGTCTTCGAGCTTCCAGGTTCCATCGACGCGCCGCCAGCAGGTTACGCCCGGTTCATTGCGGTCGGGCGGCTCATCCTCGTAGGCGCCCGCAGGGATGAGGAAGATATCTGGCTCAAGCGGGCTTTCATAGGCCTCGGTGATGCCGATGAAGTAACCCAGTTCGTTGGTTTGAAAGACAGGTTTGGTTTTCATGTCGATCCTTAGAGGTACTTGATAACGCCGAACAGGGCCACGTTTCGGGGGCGGGCCATATTGATAAAGCCAGCCGAAGAGGCCTCCACATACTGCAAGACAGCGCCGCTTGATGTGACGCGTGATGCATACATGGTCAGGGGATAGGTGCCAACCCATTTGTCAGCGATAGCATCCCAACTCAGATAGGTGCTATCGCCGAGGCTCACGATGTCGAAGCTCTCAGTACCGCCAAAGTCATCGTGTACTACTGGGGTGCCGGTTTGCCAGGAGCCGCAAGCCCGGCTTGGGTCAACACCGCGAGCGTCATCCCAGAAGCGCGGGAACTCGCCGCGCAGGTCAGGCAGGTTGAACGTGGTGCTGCCATTGCCCGCGCCATACAAGGTTCCAAGCACTGCAAACAGCTTGGCGTAGGTGGTGCGGCTGACCGCTGAGCCATCGCATTTCAGATACCCGGCGGGCAGCGCCGAGGTGGAAAACATGATGACCGTCCCCGTGGGAACGTGGTCGCTCAAGGTGTCCGCCAAGCCTTTAGGCGTTACCACTCGCACAAGATCGGTGCCTGCTTTGGCCTCTGCTGTAGTGGCCAGCTCGACAACGCCCGAGACAGTCTCCGTAGCTGCTGCCAGTTGGTGGGCATGACTGGTGGCTGTGACCGTGTTTGTGGTCGCCCCGCTCAGTGTGGTGGGGGTTCCCAGGGCCATCGTGCGGTCTGCAGTGAGGTTGCCACCGCCCGTCAGACCATTGCCCGCCACGATGTTGCGCGCGGCCAGTGCGCCGTCCGTGATGCCGTAACCGGCCAAGGTGGTGGGTTTTCCGGTGACGTTGGCCCACGCCGGCGTAACCGTGACAGCGCCCGCAGCAGTGAGGCGGCCTTGTGCATCGACCGTGAACGTGGACATGGCCGTGGCGCTGCCGTAGCTGCCTGCCGTCACTGTCGTGTTGGCCAGGGCAATCGTGCGGTCTGCGGTGAGGTTGCCGCCACCACTCAAACCCGTGCCCGTGTTGATGGCGCGGGCGGCCAGGGCGCCGTCCGTTATGCCGTAGCCCGCCAAGGTGGTGGGCTTGCCGGTGATGCTGCCCCAGGCCGGTGTGACGGTGACGCTACCGGCAGCCGTCAGTCGCCCCTGGGCATCGACGGTGAAGGTGGACATAGCCGTGGCGCTGCCGTAGCTGCCAGCGGTCACTGCCGTGTTGGCCAGCGCAATGGTGCGATTGGCAGAGAGGTCGCCGCCGCCCGTGAGGCCTGTGCCTGCGGTGATTGTGCGCTCGTCCGTCAGGCTCTTGCGCCATGCGCTCCAGCCGGTGTTATAGCGGGAGCGGGTCCACTGGTCGCCGTTGTTGTAATGGGTGTAGGTCTGCGTGCTGATGGACGCACCATCCCCAATGACCAGCAGCGTGCCAGCGGCAGCCACCGGGTAATTGGTGCCGCCCGTCGCATTGGCGTTGGTGCTTTGCGTGTAGATGCCTCGGCCCGTCAACGTGTTGAGGTCCACACCGCTACCGATGGCCGATGCCAGGGTGACGGCAGCACCGTCGCCCAGATCGGCCACGTTCAGGCTGACCAGATGGGTGTGGCTGGTGGTGCTGACTGCGTTGGTGCTGGTGCCGGTCAACGTGCCGGGCGTGCCCATGGTGAGCGTGCGGTCTGCGGTGAGATTGCCGCCGCCCGTCAGGCCATTGCCCGCCACGATGTTGCGCGCGGCCAGGGCACCGTCCGTGATGCCGTAGCCCGCCAGCGTGGTGGGCTTGCCGGTGACGCTGCCCCAGGCCGGCGTGACGGTGGCGGACCCGGCTGCCGTCAGCCGCCCCTGGGCATCGACGGTGAAGGTGGGGGCAGCCGTAGCACTGCCATAACTGCCAGCCGTCACTGCGGTGTTGGCCAGGGCAATGGTGCGGTCTGCAGTCAGGTTGCCGCCGCCGCTCAGCCCAGTGCCTGCGGTGATGGTGCGGGCCGCCAGGGCGCCGTCCGTGATGCCATAGCCTGCCAGCGTGGTGGGCTTGCCGGTGACACTGCCCCAGGCCGGGGTGACGGTGGCGCTACCGGCTGCCGTCAGCCGCCCCTGGGCATCGACGGTGAAGGTGGGGGCGGCCGTGGCACTGCCGTAGCTGCCCGCCGTCACTGTTGTGTTGGCCAGCGCAATGGTGCGATTGGCCGAGAGGTCGCCGCCACCCGTGAGGCCTGTGCCGGCAGTGATGGAGCGGGCAGCAAGGGCGGCGTCCGTGATGCCATAGCCTGCCAGGGTGGTGGGCTTGCCCGTGACATCGGCCCAGGCCGGGGTGATGGTTGCACTATCTGCCGCAGTCAAGCGGCCTTGAGCATCGACCGTGAACGTGGGCACCGTGGTTGCGCTGCCATAGCTGCCTGCCGTCACTGTGGTGTTGGCCAAGGCAATGGTGCGGTTTGCGGTGAGGTTGCCGCCACCCGTGAGGCCGGTGCCTGCTGTGATGGTCCGAGCGGCCAGGGCGGCGTCTGTGATGCCATAACCCGCCAAGGTGGTGGGCTTGCCGGTGACGCTGGCCCAGGCCGGGGTGACGGTGGCGCTACCGGCCGCCGTCAAGCGGCCTTGAGCATCGACCGTGAAGGTCGGCACTGCCGTGGCGCTACCGTAGCTGCCCGCCGTCACTGCCGTGTTGGCCAGGGTGATGGTGCGATTGGCAGCAAGGCTGCCGCCTCCTGTGAGGCCCACGCCTGCCGTGATGACCGTGGCGGCCAAGGCCCGCGCGTTGAAAAGCGTCTTGACGCTGGCCGCCGTGAGCGCACGGACAGCATCTGCCAGCCCGTTGGCCTCGGCTTCGGTGGCCAGCTCCACCACGCCCTGGCGGTCTGTGGTCGCCGGTGGGTTGATGAAATTGGTTTCCCCGAACTGCAGCGTACTGATGTTCACGGAGCCGTCCAGCACGCGCAGATCAGTGGACAGCAGGAAGATGGACGCCGCCGACTTTTCCAGAATCACAGCAGCTTGGCTATAGGTGCCCAGCAGCACGCCGTTATCGAGGTACAGGCCCAGGCCGCGCACGGTGTAGGTCTGATTGCCATCGTCGCGGATGGTGACGTGGATGGTGTCTTTTGCCACCACATCCCCGGCAATGGTGGTGATGCGCTTGATTTCGTTGGGAATGGTGGTCAATGCCTCGGTGGGCGTGAAGGCGGTGGCGGTCACGCCGACGCTGACCAAGGTGCGCGCCAAGATCCCGTTCTGGGCGGCGTTCACAAGCGCCTGCCGCCCTGCAGAGGTGAGTTTGAAGATGATGGCCATAGGGTGCGGTTGAGGTTGCCTTGAGGTCAGCCCACATCCATGTCAAGCCGCGTGTATGCCACGGGCCTGCCCACACATGCGAGCTGGATAGATGCCTGGGCACTGAGTCCCTGGATGAAGGTGAAATGGGAGCGCAGCGGCTTGACGCGCGAGACTTCGGCCATAACGTCCTGCACGAATGCGGCGCTGGCCTGCTCTCCGTCCTGGCCGGTCATGGTGAATACCAGCTCAAAGGTGTGCGGCGTGCCTTTGGGGGCGGTCTGCCACCATTCGCGAATGCTGATGGCGCCGCCGAAGCTGGCCACGGTGTCGCGCACGCTCTTGAGGGTGCCGCGTTGCCGCTGGACCTGAATGGCATTGCGGACCAGCGCCCGCTTGATTGCCTCAGGCCACTCGCTGCGCCAAGCCTCCACACCCATGGCCCAGGCGAGCCAGGGCAGAAACTCCAGCGGGCAGGTGTCGGGATTCCATAGTGCGCGGTGCGGCTGGTCGATGGCGTCAAGGTGCTTGACCATGACCGACTCTGCCGCTCTGTCCAGCGGCGTGGCGTTGGGTGGAAGCAGGGAATCAGCCAACGATGCCCCCGTGCGTTACGTTGATGGCGGTACACCAACTGGCCTGAGTTTCACCCACAACCACATCCGCGGTCGGGCTGGTCAGCTCTACACGGTCCACGCCCTCGATGTGCAGGGCGGCATAGATGCCGGACAGGGTGGGGCGCCGGCCGATGCGGTGCATGGATTCGGCATAGGCCGCCACGCGCTGCTGAGCGGTGGTCAGTACGCTGGACGAGTCCGGCCCCGGCAAGGTGTAAATCTTGGCGGCAATCTGGTAGTTGACGATGGTGGCCGCCTGGACGATCACCTCATCCGTGAGCGGGCGGATGTCGTCCGCATTGACTGCGGCCGACACGGCATTGAGCAGGGCTTGACTCGGCACGCCGCTACCCACACGGGAGAGCACAGAAACCACGACACGGCCCGGCGTGGGGCTGGTGGCCGCCGCGTCCAAGATTTGGCCGTCTGCGGTTTTGGCATGGAAGACATAGGCGCCCACAGGCCCGGCCACGCTGTAGCCGCGCGGGGCCAACTGGATGCGGGCGCGGAATGTTTCATCGTCCTCATAGACTGCCGCCACTGGGGGGATGGCTGCCGGGTTTGCTGGGGTGATGACCAGCCGCTGCACGCCATAGAAAACCGCAAGCTGATCCAGATCGCCTTTACGGGAATAGGCCAGCATGACGGCGTGGGCGCTGTCGTTTCTGTCGCTGCGCTCGACCACTAGCTGCATTGCCAGGCGCTCCAGCCACTTGGTCAATGGCTCGGACTCCAGGGCCAGGGTGTCGCTGACGGCAGAGCGGGCCTCTGCGGGCATGGCCGCCACAAGGTCGGCCTTGAGCGCGGCAAGAATGGTTTCAAACTCTGGCACCACCACCACGGCGGGAGCCGGCAGCTTGCTCATGTCAATGATTTGCGCATTGCTCATGTGCTGGCACCTTGGGCGGGTTGAATGCTCACTGCTTGGCGGCGTGTGGATGCCTGCCCACGGTCTTGGCGCTCCAACTGCAGCACGGCCCGGCCGCTGGCGTCAAAGCCGAGAAACGCACGGCGCAGGCGCGTGCGGGGCTCGTGTTTCATGATGGCCTGCGCTGTGGCCGCCTGCAGCCTCAGGATGTTGGCGGGCGTCATGGACTGGTCGATGAGCTGCGGGATGAAGCTGCCATAGCCCCGGCGCATGACGCGCGAGCCGATGGGCGTGGTGAGAATGTCCGTTATGGACTGGCTGATGTGCGCGGCGTAGTCGATGCTGCGGCCGGTGTTGACGTTCATCATGCTGCACCCCCGATAGGTCCGCCGCTGTTGCCGCTACCCGTCTGTACGCCACCATGCGGGTGGTAACGCAGGCTGACACCGCTGGCAATCACATCCTGAGTCGTGCGCAGCGTGCCCTGGATTTCCGCCGCACCGTTGGCGCCTGCAGCTGTCCCACTGCCGCGCATGCCGCCCTGATAAGTCAAAGAGCCTTTGACAAGACAGTGGCCGGTCATGGTGACTTGTGGGCTGTCGATGGTGACGCTATCCGGCGCCACCAGCTTGGCCGTACCGCCACCGGGCAGCGTGGCCACCAGAGCATGGGCCGCGTGGTCGTACTCGATCACGGCGCCGTCCGGGTATTTGGTGATGGTCTTATTGGGGTCGCTGCTGGGAGCTGGCTTGCCGGTGCTGTTGAGCCCGACGATCACCACGGCCGCGCCCAGGTCGCCGCTGGGGGACAGCACGGTGGCTTGTTCGCCCACGGTGGGCGGGTTCCATGTAGTGGTGCCACCCGCGCGGGCTTCGTGATAGGGGCGCCAGTCTGTGACCAGTTCACCCAGGGAGACACGCACCAGCGCAGGCTTGCCGGGGCTGCCGTGGTCCACGGAGTGAATGCTCCCCACGCGGATCATGTTGTGCAGCAAACGCTGCATGTCGCCAATGGCGAGGGCCGGATCGGAGTTCATGCACCGACTGTGCCGGGCAGCATGCGGGCGCGCGAGTGGCGGGCAGTGTGGCGGCAACCTGCACGCGAGGGAGCATCCTAACTGACCATTTTTACTCGCTTTGCTAACGCCCCATCTCAGTCATGCAGCTTTTGAGCATCCCGCTTCTCAGCCTTAAATAGCCCTCGGCGTCATTCGGAAGCGATGCCTGTCGTGCTCCACATGGAAGACAGGTATCCCTTTTTCAGCACAAATTTCCTTGATATCGGTCGCGTCTTGCTCTTTGATCAAAGAGCCGAGGTAGACAGCTTTGGGTGTGGGCATCCTGAATGGAGCACCATGTTCTTTAATAAATCCATGATCGAGTACCAGCCGCCACTCCTCTTCGTATTTCCAGTCTGCAGCTTTCACTAGGGCAATCTGAGTAGGCCGAAGATTGTTGTAGTGCTCTCCGGATTTCATGACAGTCGATGCATCAAAAACCTCGTCTTGATAAATGACGGGATACATAAACCGATTGCAGTAATCGGATGGCGGTAAATCACTCACCATGTACTCAATGCAGAAGCCCTTGTGCTGATCTGCGTAGTGTGACCACATCAACATTGAATCAAGGCGAGCAGAGAAGGAACAGGCTCTGTAAGAGTCTTTTAGCGTCTCTAAGTCCTTGCCAAACGCTCTATCGCACTCGGCAAGAAGCTCATCAAAAGCAGCCAGCTGCTCAGGAGACATTGCCTTTGACAATACTTCTCTAGCAGCCTTCAAAGGTCGCTCACCTGCAGCAACTCTGGCTTCCAGCAGTTCATAGATTGGCTTAGCAAACATATCCCGGAAATCGGGCGGCATGGATGTGCCACCAGCTTTGTCTGAATTGACAAAGATATGGCAGTCATATGGGTCATTGAAGCTAGAAGGATGGGCCAACCAAACGGTTCCATCTCTTAAGTTCTTTATTGAGTACCCATCCGCAGATCGATACTTAAAAAGCCGGCTGGGAATATGTTTGTGTTTTAAAGCGAAAGCATCCTCAATTCTCAAATTTCTGGAATCTTCTGGGAAAAGGTACTCACTAAACTCCTTGAACCACTCCATCATTCGCCTTTACTCATTTATTTAGCTGCGAATGATACCTTCCCCTCATAGGGACGGATTCTCGCCATAGGATGCCATTTGCTTAGGTCGTATGCTGCATAAGGATGTCCTCAATGTCCTTGATTTCCTGCTGCGTGTAGCCCAGCAGCTCGCGGCTTGCGTACCTCACGACAGGGCTGTTGCGGTCGCGGCGGTCTACCTTGTCGCGCAGGCCGTAGTGATGGACGCGGGCCACGTAGGACACGCGGGGATTCATGGCCACGCTGGCCATGTCTGCGGTGGCCTTGCGCTGCAGGTTGCGAGCCTTGCGCAGCCCCATGAACATTTGCCCACGAATGGCGCCCTGGCGCTTGGCCAACTGCTCGCGCGGGCGGCGTGGCTCATAAGGCGAGCCGTCCGGGTTGCGCTGGTCAGCGATGCGCTGGGCCTGACTTTTGCGCAGATAGGTGGCCACCTCCAGCATGGCGGCCTTGCGGCCTGCCGGCTCCATGCGCTGCAGCAATGGCGTGGCCCACTCTGCGAGCTGCTCCAGGGCGTCGGCCATCAGTCAAGCCCTTGTGTCTGGTGCCACTCTGCGCCGATCTTGCCGCCCAGGTAAAGGCTGTAGTCGCCGGTTGCGTAGGGCTTGGGGCTGTATATCTCGCCCCTGTGTTCTGCGGTCAGGCGCTGGCGGCCTTGGTCGTCCTTGTCTTCCTTGACGATGACTGTCTCGGTCAAGTCCACCTCGATCACAAGGTCCACTTTGTCGTTGGCCAGGACTTCCACATCAAAGCGCAGACCCTTGGCGGCCCTTTCCTTGTTCTGCAGCAGGTCCGGCTGGTAGCTGCTGAGCCAGGCCAGGATGGGAACCGCGAACAGATCCATATTGCCCGCGAAGTCCAGCATGATGAGGCGCACCGTGAAGCGGTATTCAAAGGAAAGCGTTTCGCCGCTGCGCGCCACCATGTTGCCGGACTCCACAAACATCTTGAGCCGCTGCGGGTCGGTCTGCAGCTCAGGGATGGCGCCCGCAAGGAAGTTGCGCAGTGATTGCGGCTTCTTCATGGCTGCCCCCCGTTGGCTTGGCGCATTACTTGGGCGTAGCCGTCAAGGCAGGTGTTGAGGTCCCTGATTGCGTTGTCGCCGTCTTCGGTGATGCGGACAAGAGCTGCAGCATCCGCTGGGTCAATGTCGGCTCTCGCTTGGACAGGCCCAGCGGCGGCACCGTGATTGCCTCCCGGCTGGGTGGCGGTGCGGACTGACAGGCGCAAAGCGCCACTGCGCAGGTCAGAGTCAAGGCGATCAAAGGCAATCTTTGCATCAGCTTTTTCCAGTTGGTTACGGTCCAGCAGTTGGCCGAGCTGCCCAGCAAGTTGGCCGCTGCGCTCGATGGAGAACTCCAGGCGCTGGACAGTGGCGGCGCTGTGCTGGGCCTGTGCCTTTTGTATGCCCCGTTCTTCCGCGCGCTGGTCCACGGCGTAGAGCAGAAGCAGCAGGGCGATGGGCACGACCAGCCGGGCGAGGGTGGTCATGATGCTGGCGGGCGTCATGCTGGCAGGAATGGTTTGCCGCCCAGGAATTCACCCAGGGCGCGATTGAGCTGCCAGCCGTATTGAAAGGCCTCGTCTTTGGGGCGGCGCTCGGCCAGCTCCTGCAAGTACACGGACTGGCGGGCAACGACCATGCCAAAGAGCACGCCACCGCCTTCACGCCCGCGCTTTTTGAGGAAAGCACGCAGGGCGGCCAGGGTGATGGTGCCGATTCGGCCATCATCTTCCAGGTCGTCATAGTCGGCCTGCTGGCGGTTGAGCACATTCAGCACCCGCTGCAACTGAGCTGCAGCAGTCTTCTGTCCGGCCAGGACGCCGAAGTCCAGCAGGCATTCCGCTAGAGCCGGGTAGACCTCATCGACCAGATGAAACTTTGGCTCCACCCAGTAGCGGCGCAGGTAGATGCTTTGCGCTGTGGCGTGAGGCAGGTCACGCATGGGGCCGGTGTAGCCGTAGGCGCGAGCCGTGGCCACGGTGATACCGAATTTGGTTTCGCCGCCCGAGTCCTTGGGGTCGTTGACGTAGCCGCCCTCACGCTCGATTAATTCATTGATGTAGGTGACGGCGCTCATTCGGCACCCCCCTTGCGGCCCGCAGCGCCATGGCCCGCAATGTCACCACGCAGCTGGTCGGCCATTTCGGTGATGGTCTGGCCTTCGCTGCGCTTGAGCCAGAGGAAGACGCCAGCGACGATCCACGGGCCAGGGATGGAGCAGACCACCAGCACGCAGCCGGTAATGATGAAAAAGCCCGCAATGGACGGTACGGCGGCCATGGTGGCAAGTCGCATCCCAGCCTCAAAGATGCCCGGCCAGTGCTGCATGAGCAGCACCAGCGCGGGCACGCCGAGCACAAAGCCGCTGACCAAGCAGGCCAGCACGCGGTTAAGCAGATCGCCGCGCGGGTCGGTGCTGCGAAGCGGCACGAAACGCAGGCCCAGCCAGAAGGCAATCAGGCTGGCAATGACCGGCAAGGAGAAGAGGGCGAGCTTGTAGCCCGCGAAGGTGCCGACAGCAGAGGTGGGTTCAGACATGGCAGTGAAGTGGTTTGGTTGAGTAGGCGTCAGTCCCACAGGGAAATGGTTTTAGGTGCGGTGGGGGCGGTTGGCGGGTCGGGCAGGATGACCCGCCGACCTAGTGGCAGAACGGGACCAAGCGCGGCAAGACCTGGGTTCAATGCATAGGTGGCTTCTGTCACCCCTGCAGTGGTGCCTAGTTGGCGAAGACAAAGCATGTCCACGGTGTCCCCTTGCTGTGCCTGGACGGTGATGGTCATGGCTAGATCAGCTCCGATTCCATGCGGGCCACGCCCAGGATGTCGCGCACGGCGCGCAATGCGTCAGCGCGGTAGTCGCTGGCCTGCAGCTCGCGGCGCTCATCGCCGGGCTCGGTGCGGCCGGTGGCGTCTGCGCCGGCGTAGCGCTCGATCAAGTCCGCCTTGGCATAGGCGTAAACAGCACGCTCAAAGCACAACACGTTGACGCTGGTGCCGTTGATGGCGATGGCCGGGACAGAGGAAAGCGCATCGAACCCGGCAGCAGCTTGCGCGGCGGCCCAGTTGCTCAGGTCCTTTATGACGCTAGCCAGGGCATTTGCAGCAGCGTGGGTGAGGCGGCCAGCAGTTACGGAGCCGTCCACGTCCACGCTGTCGCGCAGCTTGGCGAGGTCGATGTGAGGCCAGAAGCCGCCAGCGTCCAGCACCCCCGTAATGGGCGGCCTGCTGGGCGGGTCGGTCACGATGATGGGCGGCGCGTTGGCAATCATGGTCATGGTGCTGGGCTGGTGTGGTGCCAACGTAGTGGGCGGTGGTCGCAGGGCGTTGCGGTAGGCCAAAGCCTTCGCGCGGCCCTGCGAGCCGCCCAGCACGGGGGCTGTGCTCGGTGGGTTTAGCGCTTGCTCTTGGCTGCGGGCTTGGCGGGGGCGGCTCGTTTGCGTGGTGCAGGGGCAGCAGTGGCAGTTGCAGCTGCTGGTGCGGCGGGGGCCTCGGCGCCGTCTGCCTGGGGTGGTGCTGCCAGGGCGCGCAGCTTGCGCTCGATGCGCTCCATGTCCTTTTTGACGCCGCTTTGCGTGTCCAGCTTGAGAGCCTGGGCCAGCAGCGCCTGGACGCCGACCAGGGTTTCCTGGGGGATGTCGTCCAGCGCCGGTTCTTCGGCGGTCTGGACCTTGCCCAACATGGCATAGGCCGTGGCCTTGTAGAGCTTGGCGCGGGCTTGGTCGGGGGCATCCAGGCTTTGCGTGATGCCATCCACGGCCGTCAGGTGCTCGGCCGGGTGGGTGTCGTCCGGCACCATGCCGCTGGGGTCCGGCTTGATGGGATTCCACTGGCCGCCCAGGTAGGCGCCCGCAAACTCGTCCATGAGCAGGGCGGCCGTGCTGCGGTGGTACTGGTCGGGCAGGGGTAGCGTGTGCTGCACGGCATAGGCGGCCATGCGCAATGCCAGGCCGTAAGCCCCGGCGTCAATAGCCCAGACCATGGTGGTGGTGAGGACCAAATCCTTGGCGCCCTTGCCATTGGTCAATGCGCCCTCGATCCAGGGCAGGTAGTCGGGCAGCATGGCGGCCTTGGCTTGGCGCTTGAGCTGTACCGATTCCATATTCTTGAGCGTGCGCTTGTCTGTGGCCAGCTTGGCCATCATCAGCTCGTATTCGCTGCCCTGGACCTCGATGCCGAACGGACTTTCAGCCTGAGCCTTCGCAGCCAGCACGCGGGCGCGGTGGCGCTGTGCGGGGGTGAGTTGCATGATGCGTTTTCCGGTAGTTGCGGAGAGAGGCCGCCGCCTGATAGGGTCTTGCGGCGGCCCAGCTTGGCTTAGGCTTAGGGTTCTGTGCCTTCGACTTTCTGGGGTTCTACTATTTCGATGTTTTCGACCATGGACGCGAGGCCGATGTCTTCCACTACGTAGTCGTCATTGCTGGACTGGTAGTCCTCCACGCGGTTGCGCTTGGGGTTCTCCACGATGTAGCGGCGACGGCCGCCGCGCTGCCAGTACACGGACAGGTTGTCCAGCGTGGTGATGAGCAGGCCGTTCTCGGGGAAGAACGGCACTTGCACGGCCTGCAGACCGCCCACGCGCTTTTGGCTCATAACGATGTCTGCTGCCAGGGTTTCGCTGGGGGCCTGGGTGGTGTTGACCAGCGGGAAGTACTTGTCGTGCATCAGCTTGTCACCCAGGATGCAGACCAGCTGGGGATTGTTGCGATGCCAGGGGTCCAGCAACTGGCGGGCATCAAAGACCGCGGCGTCCAGATTCTTGAAGTCGCCATCAGGGCCGATGACAACCTTGCCCGCAACCTTGCCCTCGTTCATGACGCGCTCGGACGCTTCTTCACGTAGCTTCTGCAGCCAGCCCTTGTTCACATCCTGCAGCAAGGGATTTGCCGCAAGGTTGGTATCTGGCGAGATGGATACGCCGTTGAAGCCGATGCACATGCGATCCAGTGCTTGACGGTGGGCCAGCATGCGCGCAACACGGACCTGGAAGTCGGGGAACTTGGCCCAGGCGTCGATGAGCGCATATTTCAGGTGCGAGTCGTAGTTGGTCTGCTGGCAGTGGTAGCCGCGCGCGCTGATGCCGGTCAGGTCGCGCGTTTGGCGGTCCTTGTCGGCGGTGTTGGTGCGGCTGGCGATGGGGCCGGACAGGGACAGGCCGAGCTTTTCGCCTTGCATCTCATCCACGGGGACGATGTTGATGCGCTGCAGGAATTCGCTGGACTCCTGCATGGCGTTTTCCAGCTTTTGCTGGACGCTGGGGGCGACGGCAAAGGCCTTGTCGGTGTCGGCGGTGCTGACGCCGTTGAGTTGGGCCACACGGCCGAGAAATTCGTTATAGCTTTGGCGGCTTTCGTTGCGCATGAATGGTTCCTTGAAGTGGGACGGATTTGGCAGGTGGGTCAGAAATCGGTCTGTTGCTGACCGGCGCCGCCGCTGGCCACGGGGCGGCGGTTGGGGGCTTCGGTGTTGTCCAGCTTGGCGAACTGCTGCTTGAGCTTGTCGATGTCCGCGCTCATGGCCTGCAGCGATTGGTCTGTCTTGACCTGGGAGGCTTGTGCGGCCTGGACATGCTTGGAGAAGTTGTCGCCCAGCTCGCCAAAGCCATCAGCCACAGCTGCAAAACGGGCGTCGTCGGTGACTTCCTTGCCGGTGAACTTGGCCACGGCGGCGGCAATGCTGGCCTTGAAGCTGGCCACGATGCCGGCGCTTTCGTCTTCCAGCTCCAGAGCCAGAGGCTCGGCCACGGAAAACACATCGTCGGGTTGTTCCTTGCGGTGCTTGAAGGGGTTGGCGTCCGGGTTCTTGGCAGCGAACTCCAGCATTTCGGTGCCCAGGCTGGCGGGGTTGTCGGTGACGGCCAGACCGACCAGATAGGCCTCACCGCTATCGGCAAAGCTGGGGCGGACCTCGATAGAGGTGTAGAGCTTCTGGCGGCGCCTGTTCAGTTCGACCAGTTCATCGGTGGCATCGATCTGGGCGAGCAGAGCCAGCTTCTTCTGGCCGCCGATGTCCACCTCTTCGGTCTTGACGGCCAGCACATCGCCATAGGCGCGGAAGTCGCTGTTAGGGCCATAGCCGCGGATGTGCTCCATGTTGACGCGGGCGCCGTACACCTTGGGGTTGTAGTGCTTGGCGATCTGCAGCAGCCAGTCACGGTCGATGGTGCGGCCGTCAGAGGTGGCGCCTTCGACGGCGACGCGGAAGAAGCGGGATTTCTTGGACATGGATGGATGAGCCTCGCTGATGGGTTTGCCGGTGTCCGGCGATGAGTTAGCGGTGAGTTCTCATGGTGTCCAGCGGCCTGCGCCGCGTCACGCTGGTGTCGTTGTGGCGGCGCGGTGGACGTAATCGCGTGCTGGTTTAGATGGAGCCCGCCCGGAAAACTGCCTGCCATGGCACGAAAGAAACCGACCGGGGATGACTGCGCCCCATTTGCTGCAGGCGAGCAGCCACAGGCCAAAGCCGCCAAAAAGAAGGGCGCTGATTTCGGTGCGCTCGTGCTCGCCCAGGCTCAGGAGCAGGGCAGCGCCATGCAGGAGGCCGTGCTGGCCAATAGCTCGCAGCCCAAACAGGTGGCGCGGTATCTGTACTGGCAGGGCTGGCGGCCCAAGCTGATAGCGGAAAAGCTGGGCGTTCCGGCAACCACGCTTTACGGCTGGCGCGATGCGGAAGAGTGGGACAAGTTCACGCCGCTCGATCGCGTGAACGGCGCGCTTGAGCTGCGCATGGTGCAGCTCATCATGAAAGACGAGAAGACGGGCGGCGACTTCAAGGAAATTGACCTGCTCGGCCGCCAGCTGGAGCGCACCGCACGGGTGGAGCGCTACCAAGAAACCGGCAAGGAAGGGGACCTAAACCCCAACATTGCCCGCCGCAATGCCGCCCCGAAGCGCAAACCCAAGCGCAACGAGTTCACGCCCGAGCAGACAGAGCAGTTGCTTGAGATATTCCACGCGGGAAATTTTGGGTATCAAAACCGATGGTTTGAGGCCCAGAAGGAGCGCACGCGCATTCTGCTCAAGTCGCGCCAGATTGGAGCCACCTACTACTTTGCCCGCGAAGCCTTGATTCGTGCGGTGCTCGAAGGGCGCAATCAGATTTTTCTGTCCGCATCCAAGGCCCAGGCGCACCAGTTCAAAAACTACATGGTGGCTTTTGCCAATGAAGTGGGGGTAGACCTGGGCGGCGATCCCATGGTGCTGTGGAATGGCGCCGAGCTGCATTTCTTGGGCACCAATGCCAAGACGGCCCAGGGCCGCAGCGGGGATTTCTATTTCGATGAGTTCTTTTGGACGGGCAATTTCAAGGAACTCAACAAGGTGGCCAGCGCCATGGCCACGCATAAGCATTGGCGCAAGACCTATTTCAGCACTCCATCGGCAAAGAGCCATGAGGCCTATTCGTTCTGGACCGGCGAGGACCGCAACCGGGGGGCGGGACAAAGCCAAGCATGTGCAGATTGACCTGAGCCACAAGGCGCTGGCCAACGGCCTGCGCTGCGCTGATGGTCGATTCCGCCACATCGTGACTATTGATGACGCGCTGCGCCTGGGCTGCAATCTGTTTGACTTGGCCGAGCTGCTGGACGAGTACCCGGACGACGAGTTTGCCAATCTCTTCCGCTGCGAATTCATCGACGACAGCAATTCACAGTTCACGCTGCAGATGATGCAGGCGTGCATGGTGGATTCGTGGGAGGCATGGGCCGACGACTTCAAGCCTCTCGCCGCGCGCCCATTTGCGTGGCAGCCGGTGTGGGTTGGCTATGACCCCTCGTTTACCGGCGACACGGCCGCCCTGGTGGTGATTGCACCGCCCAAGGTGCCGGGCGGCAAGTTCCGTCTTCTGCACCGCCAGCAGTTCCGGGGCGCTGATTTTGAGGCCCAGGCCGAGTACATACGCAGCATTACTGAGAGGTACAACGTCACGTTCATGGGCATCGACACCACGGGCCTGGGCCAGGGCGTTTATCAGAACGTCATCAAGTTCTACCCGCAGGCGCGGGCCTATCACTACGACTTGGCGCTCAAGGCTCGGCTGGTGCTCAAGGCCAAACAGGTCATCAGCAAGGGCCGCCTGGAAATGGACGCCGACTGCACCGATGTGGCCGCCGCATTCATGGCCATCAAGAAGGTGCTGACGCCCAGCCAGCGCCATGTCACCTATCAGTCCGGCCGCTCGGACGACATCGGCCACGCCGATCTGGCCTGGGCGGTCATGCACGCACTGGATAACGAATCACTCGCCGGGGATGTCCACGGCGGCAGCTCATCTGTAGAGGTATACGAATGACCAAAAAGAATCCCACCCCCATGGCCAAGGCTGAAACACAGGGAGGGCAGGTAGAGGTTTTCTCCTTCGGGGACCCCGAGCCGGTCAGTCGGCTGCGCCTGCTGGACTACGTGGAAGCAATGTTTAACGGCCGCTGGTATGAGCCGCCGTTTCCGCTTGATGGGTTGGCCGATGCCTTCCGGGCATCGCCGCACCACAGCTCTGCGATCTACCTGAAACGCAACCTGTTGACATCGAGTTTTATCCCGCACCCGATGATGTCGCGCGAAACCTTCAAGGCCTGGGCCACGGACTTTCTAGTGTTCGGCAATGGATACCTTGAAGCACGCCGCGCGCTGTCCGGCCGCACCATGCGTTTTGAACATTCGCTGAGCCGGTACATGCGCCGGGGCCAGGAGAAGCGCTATTTCTACGTGCCCAACTGGCGCGAAGAGCATGAGTTTGTGCCTGGCTCCGTCTTCCATCTGCGCGAGCCTGACATTAATCAGGAGCTGTACGGCCTGCCCGAGTACCTGAGCGCGTTGCAGTCGGCGCTGCTGAATGAGTCGGCCACGGTCTTCCGGCGCCGCTACTACGAGAACGGCAGCCACGCTGGTTTCATCATGTACCTCAGCGACAGCGCGGTGAGCAATGGAGATGTGGAGAAGCTGCGCGAGCAGCTGCGCAAGTCCAAGGGGCCGGGCAACTTCCGCAATTTGTTTGTCCACGCCCCAGGCGGCAAGCCCGAAGGCCTCAAGCTGATACCCGTGAGCGAGATTGCCGCCAAGGATGATTTCAGCGCTATCAAGAACGCGAGCAAGGACGATGTGCTGGCCGCGCATCGCGTTCCGCCTGGACTGCTGGGCATCATCCCCAACAACACGGGCGGCTTCGGTAATGCCAGCCAGTCCCTGCAGGTGTTTTACGAGAATGAAATAGTCCCGCTGCAGGGGCTTTTTGAGACACTCAACGAGTGGGCAGGCATGGACATTGTGAGGTTTGCACCCCGGACGGGCAGCGAAACCTAAAGCCGATCCACCCCCGAGAGCATCAGGGCGCCTAGGCGCCCTTTTTTGCATCAGCACCCTGCCACCCCCTTGCATAGTCTCCCGCGCGCGCCCAGGCCGCGATTTGTGGCATTCCCGGCCCCGTTTCACCCATGACCCAGGCCTGCAGCCCAGACCCGAAGCCGCTCCCTCAACCCCGTGGCGCGCCATGACGCCCCCGCCGCGCCTGCCCGCTTCGTGGAGCGCAAATTACTACCGGGTCGATCCACCCCTAAGCCGCGCCAATGCACGCAATGCATGGCATCTAGGCTGCATTTTGTATTACGGGAAATTACGAGGTTTTCAGCACAAGCCGCGCATCTGCCGCAGTGCTTGCGACGACATCCAGCCGGCGAGCCATGGGCTTGAGGATTGCATGCACGCAGGCGGCGCTTACCTTGGCGTTCTGAGCGGCGGCAAGCAGTTCGCAAAGCGCCTGAACAGATGCGCTCACATCATCAATCTCATTCTGAAATTGCTCATTTGCTGAGTTCTTTGCCGCCATAGCTACCTAACAGATACTGTATGTGTGTACAGTATATTCCGCAGATTACTGTGTAAGCAAACGCTATCTTTTTTATATCAGGGCCATCTACAGGCGCCGCCTCATGGCGACGCGACTGCCAGAGCTGGGCAGAAGTCGGGACGAAAAAAAACGCAGCGCCGTTCAAGACGGCCTGCGTTTGTCAAAGTCTGAGGGTCAAAAGCGGGAAATGTCCCACTTATGTCCCGTTTCCACCAGGACTCATTAAAAATCAATGCGTTACTGGTCCCCCCGACAGGAATCGAACCTGTATCTGTCGCTTAGGAGGCGACCGTTCTATCCATTGAACTACGGGGAGGGACGCTGGATTCTACCTGCGTTACCAGCTTGCTGATTTCAACCGACGTATTTATGCCGGCTCTGTGCGGTTGACTTCGACAGAGACGTGGGTGAGTTCTTCGTGTACCGACAGCAGCTGGCGAATGTAGTCGGGGGTGACGGTGGCAGCGCCCTCGACTGCGATGATGCAGGCATAGTGATTCTTGCCCACGCGCCAGACATGAAGGTCAGTGATGTTGACGGGCTGCGGGCCTTGCGCGATGGCATCACGTACCTCTTGCACGACGGGGGCATCCATTTCGGCATCGAGCAGCACGCGGCTGCTATCGCGCAGCAGACTGAAGGCCCACGCAGCGACCATCACGGAGCCGACCAGGCCCATGACCGAATCCAGCCAGGCCAGCCCCAGCATCATGCCGCCCAGCAGGGCTGCGATAGCCATGACTGATGTGGCCGCGTCGGCAATCACATGCAGATAGGCCGAGCGCAGGTTCAGGTCGCCATGCGCATGGTCGTGTTCATGGTGATGATCGTGGTGGGACTCATGGCTGTGGCCGTGGTGATGGTGATGGCCATCCTTGAGCAGCCAGGCACAAGCCAGATTGACCAGCAGGCCAAGAGTTGCCACTCCTATGGCCTGCTGGTATTGAATGGTGGCCGGAGACAGCAGGCGCTGTATGGATTCAAAAGCCATCAGGGCGGCAACCAGCAGCAGGCAGATGGCGCTGGTGTATCCCGCCAGGATTTCTATCTTCCAGGTGCCGAAACTGAAGCGCCTGTCATTGGCCAGCTTGCGCGCCGCGGCATAGGCGCTGACGGACAGGCCCAGTGCCAGAGCGTGTGAACTCATATGCCAGCCATCGGCCAGCAGGGCCATGGAGTTGAGGTAATAGCCGGCGGTGATTTCCAGCACCATCATGGCCAGCGTCAGCAGCATCGCCAGCTTGGCATTTTTTTCGCCCAGCGGATTGCCCTGATCAAAGCTGTGGGAGTGTTGCCGGGATAAGGGGGAGTCGGTGCATGAGGTCATGATTGGCTTCTTTTCATATACTCTACCCCAGTATATTTTCCATGCCGGCAT